GAAGAGGTAATGCCAATCTCAGAAGATGCAACCGAAGAAGATGAGTCAGAAGTAGAAATTAACTTAGGTGACATGGTTAAGAAAATCGAAGAGATGACTTATAGAATTCAAGAGATGGAAACTAAGATGGAAGCAATGATGCCACCAGTAGATTCTGAAGTAACTCAAGAAGTTGCAGGAATGAAAATGTCAGCAGAGCCTGATGAAGAAGAAGAGTTACCAAAATTAGATGGTGCTCCAACAGAAGAAGCTACAAGATTTGCAGCTGAAACAAATAGAAAAAACTATGGTAAGAAAACAACAGATTCACAATCTACGTTCTTATCAAAACTTTATAAATAAAATTATTAAAAATCCAAAAAAGGAAACAATGAACAAATTACAAAAATTCGCACTTCCTACTATTACTAACTCTACCTACTCAGGTGAGGCAGCAGCAGGATACATCGCAGCAGCGTTGTTAAGTGCAAACACATTGGACAAGAAGCTTGTTACTATCATGCCAAACGTGAAGTACAAATCTGTAATCCAAAAATTAGCTGTAAGTGGTATCGTACAAGATGCTTCTTGCGACTTCGTAACTTCAGGTAGCGTAGCTATTACTGAACAAATCTTAACTCCAAAAGAATTACAAGTTAACTTACTATTATGTAAGCAAGAATTTGTAGCATCATGGGAAGCTTTACAATTAGGTTTCTCTGCTTTTGATGAAATCCCTAAGAACTTTAACGACTTCTTAATCTCTTATGTTGGTGGAACAGTAGCTCAAGCAACAGAAGAAAACATCTGGGCTGGAACTGCAACTAATGGTTCTTTCACAGGATTCCAAACTTTATTCTCTGCTTCAGTAGCAGCGGGTGGAGCAACAGCAGTATTACCTGCAAAATCAGGTGGAACAGGTGTTATCATCTCTGGTAGTATCGACTCAACAAATGTAATCTCTAAATTAAATGATGTTTACTTAACTATCCCTAAAGCGGTATTTGGTAAGCCTGATTTATTGATTTATGTATCAACTGACGTAGCAAGAGATTATCAAGCTGCATTAGCAGGTGGTGGTGCAAGTGGTTTAGGTGCTAACGGTTTCAACAACCAATTGAACGTAGGTGAAAAACCAATGAACTTCAATGGTATTGAAATGGTAATGTGTCCAGGTATGGGTACTGACAAAATCGTAGCAGCTCAAAAATCTAACTTGTTCTTCGGTACAGGTTTACTTTCTGACTACAATGAAACAAAAGTAATCGACATGGCTAACATTGATGGTTCACAAAACTATCGTATTGTAATGAGATTTACTTCTGGTGTACAATTCGGTGTTGGACAAGATATCGTTTACTACGGAGCTTACTAATATTAACTAACAAAACTAAATCAAAGTATCATGGCTTGTAATTTATCAGCTGGAAGAAACGAAGTTTGTAAAGAAAGTATCGGTGGTATACAAGGTGTATACTTCGTAAACTATACAACTGGGTCTTTCACTAAAAACGGAACAGGAGAAGTAACTGCAGTACCATCAGGTAGTGTATTATATTTCTACTCTTTAAAAGGTTCAAGTGCATATACTGAAACTGTTACCACTTCTAGAGATAACGGAACTACATTCTTTTCACAAGAATTAATTCTAAACTTAAAGAAGTTAACAAACGAGATGACTACTCAATTAAAGCTTATGGCTTATGGTCGTCCTCAAATTATCGTTTGGACAAATAATGGTGATGCATTGTTAGTTGGTGAAAAATTAGGAGCGGATGTAACCGCAGGTACAATTCAAACCGGAGCAGCATTGGGTGACCTTTATGGTTATTCAGTAACGTTCACAGGTATGGAACAATTACCAGCAGCATTCATTTCTGGAAGTTCAACATCTAACGCATTAGGTGGTTTAACTGCAAACTACTCAGTAGTTTATGGTTCTAACGCTTAATCAGTATTAGCATAAAAATATTAAACCCTACTCTTCGGAGTGGGGTTTTTTATTTTAACTATTATTAGATAATTATTTGTTATTATTAGATACAGACAAGATAAACAATACTTAATGCTAGCATATTACATATCTCAATCAAACGCATATACATTTAGAACTCAGCCTACTGGCTCTAATGAGTTTACAATGTCATTACAAGACATGTATACTTTACAAAACTTTACAATGTCAATGGCAAGTATGTCTTATAATCCATACGAATCATTTGTAGCATTTACAGGAAGTATTAGTGGGTCATATGTTGCTGCTGAATATAGAGCAACTCTTTACAATCAAGGTGTAGGAAGTAATCCAGGCAATGCAACAGGCAATGCAATATGGCAAGGTTCAATCCAAGTATATGCATCACAATCAATAGACAAATCGGTATACGAAAACCAAATACCTCCAATAACTTCACACGCTAGTGAAAACAGATACATAATTTTGACTTAATATGAAACAACAACAAAAATTCTCCATCGTTAATGTAAATAATAATCAGCTTCCTATTATAACGGAAGATGCTAAAACACGATATAATTGGATTCCATTCGGTGTTTATGGGCACGATGATTTCTTTGATGCAGTAACAATGACTTATAATGTAAGTACGACTAACTCAGCATGCGTAGAAGGTATCGCTGACTTAATATATGGTAAGGGTGTATACTCTAAAGATAAAGCAATGAATGATATATTACAAAAGTTAATTCCACAAGAAGAAACTAAGAGAGTATCATTTGATTTAAAGTTGTATGGCAATGGTGCGTATCAAGTATATTGGAATGACGAACATACAAAGGTAATTAAATTCTACCACGTACCTGTTCAATATTTAAGAGCAGAGAAGTTAGATTCACATCCTAGAATAGAAAACTATTTTTATTGTACTGATTGGAATGACCAAAGAAAGATTAAAAACAAAAAGAAAATACCTGCATTCGGTACGTCTAATGAGAAGTGTGAAATACTTTACATTAAACATTACTCACCAGGTTTATATTATTACTCATTACCTGATTGGGTTGCAGCAATGCAATTCGCAGTAACGGAAGGTGAGATTAGTAACCTACATTTAAATAATATTACAAATGGTTTCTTGCCGGCAGTAATGTTAAACTTTAATAATGGTGTACCTGCTCCTGAAGAAAGAGAAACAATTGAAGATTTAGTTCAAGCTAAATTTACAGGAACAGACAACGCAGGTAGATTTATGTTATCATTTAACGATGACCCTGCAACTAAACCTACGATTGATATTATTGACATACCTAATCTACATGAGAAATATGATTATGTAGCAACATACACACAAGATAGAATACTTGTAGCACATAGAGTAACATCTCCTTTATTATTTGGTATAAGAACCACAAATAATGGTTTCAGTTCTCAATCAGAAGAAATGAAAACTGCATTTAGTATCTTGCAAACAATGACTATCTCTCCATTCCAAAACCTAATCTTAAATAGTTTAGATATGGCATTGACAGAAGGTGGATATGATAATATGGAATTATACTTTGAACAATTAACTCCGTTAGTTTTATTATCACAAACTGCAGAAGAAACAGGTAAAACAATTGCACAAGTTGAAGATGAAACTAATAAGTCTATGGAGAACCCAGCGACTCAAGAAAACCCAGGAGACCAAACAACACAAGATGCTGAATTAGAAAGTGAACCAGTACCTAATGTTAGTTTAAGTTCAGCATTTTTTCAAAGAGAATACGAAACATTTAAACAAAAATAAATTATGGCATACGCACTTTTTATTAATAGAAACGATATAATTAAGAACACACCTCTTCAAGGAGCAATTGATGCAGATGCTTTATTACCATTCGTTAGAACTGCTCAAGATAAATACTTAAAGAATCTTTTAGGTACAATTCTATTTGATTATTTACAGGCACAAATCATTGCAAACAATGTGGACAACTTGTCAGTATATTATCAAGACCTATTAGATGACTATGTTAAAAATACATTGATGTGGTATTCTTGCGTTGAATATATTCCGTTTAGTTCAGTTCAGTTTAAATCTAATGGTAGTGTTAAACAACAAAGTGAACAAGGTACTGCACCTTCTAAAAGTGAAATAGATTATTTATTAGCTAAGGCATTGAATAACGCTGACTATTATGCATTAAGATTACAAAACTATCTAATTGCATATTCAAACAACATACCTCAATACTTACAATCAATAGGTAACCAAACTCAAATATATCCTGACCAATCGAATCAATATTTCGGTGGTATACAATTATAATAACAATGAGTGCATTAGTAACAAATACAAATGTAAATTATACAAATTATTACAATTTGATTAATTTCTTTGCAGAGTATA